CAGAGAGGTCTTGGGGTCTAAAGAAAAACTGACCTTTAGCAAACAGGGGCACTAATGATAATAATCTCTCACTTTTTCGGTTCCTCGGTTTCACCCCTTTCTCTAATCCAGGGATGTATAAATTCTTTTCGAGCATTATAGCCCTGGTAGCACTTCTTAATGCCTCCTGATACGCAACAGTCTCTATCTTCATTCTCTTTGGATGGAATCTTTCATAAATATCAATAATCTTTTGAGGTTGCCTCGCAGGATCGAGCCTTTCCCTAAAAATGTCGACAATGTACTTATTATTATCAGCATCAATAGCAATGGTAGCAATAACAAAAAAGTCAGCACGGGCACTAAGACTAGATGCAGGATCAACTCCAGTGTATAATTCGACTGGGATAATTTTCTTTTCATCACCCACCTCCCTTACTAAACAAGATTGGCTATTTATTCTTTCATGGTCATAATGATGCAGTTTTATATAATCTGGTTTAAATGGGGCATCATCTGGAGACTGTGCAATATTCATGTATTCCTGGTAGAATCCATTTATATTGCCAACACTCTCAAACTCACTCTTTATCTGAAGGATTCTATCCTTAGGGAACCTTTCGGGCCAGATACTATTCTCATCATCATCCCAGATACTGTACCAGAGCGTCTCCCAAGTTGGACTATCCTTCGCCCAATATAAGAAACAATCCTCAGAAATCACAGTACCAATCATTATTATTCTACCATCATCAGAAAGTGAAGGTATAACAGCCTCCGTCATCCATTTCCTATTCTTAGTTCTACCCTCAGGCGTAAAAGCATTCAACTCAGACTCGAAATCATCAACAATAATTACATTGGGCCTCGTGTCCCCCTCAATAAACCCACGAACCCTCTGCCCAGTACCAACAGCAACTATACGAGTACCATTCTTGAGTATAATATCTGCACCAGTCCATCGCTTAGACGTAGCTGAACTAAAATCTCCAAATATATGCTTGAAATTATCACTATGTTCTAGATGATACTTTATTCTAGATAAGAAGTTTACTGACTGAGCCTGAGACTCGGATACAACAACAATAAACAAATCCTCTGTAGGCTTCTTGTATGCTATTTTATATAAAGGAAAGATCAAAGAACACACGGTACTCTTGGCAGTCCCCCTAGGGGCTGCAATAAGTACACGCTTCGTCTCATCATTCTTTAAATTTTTATATATATCTCTATGAAAAGACGGAGTATCCTTAGCTAAGGCAGTTGGGAAACAATACTTCCCAAACCAACCCATATCACGCTGGAATTCTTTCTTCTCTTTGTCAAGAGTATACGAAACCTCGTAATCAATATTTCGGTTTTTTAGTCCTTTTTGGACTATTGCTTCCATTACGCTTCCTCTTTATCACTTTCTTCTTTTTTTTCTGCTGCCTGTTCCAACCCATGCTTCTCCTCCGTTTGTGTTGCTTTAAAAAGTTTCTTCTTCTCTTTGATATCAGCAAGAGTGTGTTCTACGGTAGAAGCTTCTATCTGGTGGGTAGTAATAATCTTACCCTTACTCTTCATATCGTTCATATCCATTAACTTATCTAATATGGACACTGCTATCTTTGAATCACCATCCTCACCCATCTTATCCCCATCCCAGTCCATAGCTCTATCTAATACGGCTGCTAGGGCTCTAGCTGTATCCATCTTACCTATTGGAAATTGCTCGACTATCTTATCTAATTCATCGTTTACCATGCGTCTAAAGACCTCCATTCTCATTGTCTTATTTAGTGAATATCGTTTATTATCAGGCAAATGCCCGAATACTAACCTAATAGCAGCTTTCTTTGTCATACCAGGCTGTGCCATAAGATGTGCTAACTTCTTAAAGTTATCACTCTTCGACACAAACTTACCACGATTATTTTTACCACTCTCGGTATAGTTGTTAATTCTTCCTATTGATTTTATATCATCCTCACCAGAACGTACGAATGACGGCCCCCAAGGATACTTTACCTTGAGAGTCCCACCCTTCATTTGACTCCTCTTTAGACATACGGATACCTCTTCATCTGACGATATCCCGTAATCTCCCTCTGAAACATCAAAAGGGTGTTTATACGACAAACCCAGCTCATCCGCCTCTTTGCGTGAATAAACTGGGTATTCTTTTCCAGATACGATTTCGTATCTCACAAATAAAAGTTACTTACCTCTTTGACTATACGAACCACGTACAACCTCAGGGGCTTTCTTCTCAACTTTCTTTACAACTTTTTTTACAGCTTTCACTGCTTTTTTCTCTTTCGCCATTCCTGACTCCTTCCATACAAGCATTATTATGCTTCCATTGCTCGTCTAATCCAACCAACAATAAAGTCAGCTAGCTTAGGTTTTCTTGTTATCAGATCAGTGTAGAATAGAATCCTAAACACTTTTAGTCTTGAATCATCAATCCTTTTTGATTCTCTTAGAGTATTCCTTCCTATAAGACCATCTACGACTAACTTGCACCCCTTCGAGTTACAAGCTTTCTGTAAAATCTTTACAGCTCTTCGCTGTCCCATATTAACTACCATGTCAAAATATGTCTCTTGTAAACTACCTGGAAGAGAGGAAGCCTTTGATGGCGTCCAATACTCCTTCTCATATATCTCAGTAGCCCGTTCTTTCGTAAGGTTCTTTATATCTTCCTTAGGATGACTCCTCTTAGCTATGCCGTACTTAGTTTCCCCGCCAGGATCACTCGGATGGTCTACATATCCACCCTCTCTTTTAAGGATACCACCTATTAAATCTTTAAACTCCATCAAGTATTTCTCCCGTTTATTCTACCTTTGAGATACGCAAGATCATCAGTAACATCGTTCAGTTCTTTCACAATATCTTCCCTATGTCTTTGACTAATATCATCTGATTTATTCCATCTTTCGATCAATTTTATTGTAATCCCCTCAACATTTTGCATTGTCGTTTCAATTTTAGAAATATGCACTCTCATATCATCTAAATCATCATTTTGTACCCTCTGGCTCTTGATCAGATTCATTATCATCATTACAAACAATGATACAATTATTCCAATCGCACCGTATTCCATGTATACTTCCATCATACAACTTTAGCCTTGCATCCCTAGTGTTATTCATAATCCACTCAACATTAGGAAAAATAAGAGGGGCCCCTCTAAAACGGTACTTCATCGATCTCAGCATTAACGCTCGCATTGTGCGAGATTTCGCCATTATTAAGACTCTCGAAGAGTCCGACGACTCTGTGGTAATGATCTTCTCTTCTTGTCTGAGCCATGAAGCCCGTCATTTCTTCCATATCTCTATAAATCTTTTGATAATCCAACGATTCATCACTCTTAATATAGTCATTAATACTGAAACTAGACAAGATTTTTTCTATTTTCCATAAAGTCCCTCTCTAAAGGCTTTCAATAAAGGATTAGTGTCTTTAGTAACTCTTCTTAATTCTTTTATATAACTTAATACACCATATTCCTCTCCGTCATATAAGTTGATGAAATCCTTCCCATCTATCCTAGTTATGGGTTTGTACTCCACCATAGATTTAGGAATTCTAAATGCTGAATGATGATAAGACCCAGTACCATACCTGTGACCATAGTATTTGTGCATCTGTTCTCTCCAATAAGACCACTTTGCAAGGTTACTTTTTATCATTTTCTTGGGGGTATCAGCCGTGATTTTCAACATTGACCATTCATCTTCTTTAAATCCCTTGGTCGATGTTCGCATCGCATCACTCAGTCTTTTTTCAAAACTTCCCTTTTTAAAGTTGTTTTTTGTGTATGTCGCACCAATCCTCCCAAGAGTGCTTCGATCCAAGGCTTTCGCTTTTTTTATAGTATCAGGGGAAGTTAACCATGCATTAGCCCTCATTTGATCACGCTCCATTGCAGTGACAGTATTAGCCATCTTCCTCTGCATATTAGCCTCACTAAGGATTTTCTGGCTTCTACTAAGAAATTCTCTTCTAGTCACTTCAGGGTTAGTTATTATCG